ATCAACCTTAAAATCTTCTTTGATCTGATAAATCATTTTAGCTACATTGATAACCTTAACGGGATAGCCTCTATTAAGTAAATCGTTTGCAATCGCACAAGCTAAATGAGTTTTACCAGTTCCGACGCACCCTTGACCTACAAAAATTATGCCTGTGCCGTCCTCTAGCTCTTTATCTATATTTTGAGAATAGTTTAAAGCTAATTCATAAGCATTTTTTTGTGCTGGTGTTTCGATTAAGAAATTTTCAAAAGTTCTTGTTGTAAATCTTTTGCTTAAATTTGCCTCTTTTTTAAGTTTTTCAGCAACTCTAAACATTTTTTGTTTTTTGCAAAAATCAATAACCGCTTTAATGTCTTTATTTTCTTGATAAAGCAATAACGCTTGTTTTTGTATGTCGTCGTCCGCTTGCCTGTATTCATCAATATAGATTAAATCGGTTTCTGATTTTACATATTGTTGATATTGCTTTAATAAATCCATTTTTACCTCCTTGATAAGCTCATATAAAAATCTTCTTTTTCTGAATTATTTTTTTGCGGGGCGGGGTTATTGCCTCCGCTTTGTTTTTCCCATACCGCAATTATTTTTTGTTTCCAATTCTTTAGAGGTTTACCGTCCCGATCTTTCCAATTAGAAACATTGTAATAATCAAAAAATCTCTTATAATCTACATTGTTTTTTCTTTCATCTAAACAGTAGGTTTTTACTTCTTCTAATGTAGGAGGTATAAAATCTTTTTTTGCTCTTTTTGGTTTTTCCTTATCTATACTTATTACATTATTACATTCTTTCATTATTACATTATTGTTTATAGTGTTGCCGTTATTCTGCCGCTGTTCTGCCGTTATTCTGCCGTTATTCTGCCGTTCGTGTTGCTTTTGATAATTTTCAATAGTCTGATAACGGTCGTAATTATTGACTTTGATTACTACGCCTCGTGTGGTTTTCTGTGTTGCCAAAATTTGGACTTTTTCGCTTTTTGCCCATTGCAAAAACTTGTAAATCTGATCTTTTGTTACCCCGCTTGGCTTTTCGTCTGAAAAATTAAAAAAGTTACTTCCTCGAGGAAATAACCCGTCTTTGTGATTAACCTTTAAAAGAATATAGAGAAAGATTTTTAAATACTCGGGCGGTTTTCTCCATATTTCAGATGTGAGAATTTGCCTCGATAACAGAATACAACCGCCCTCTATAATCTCATTATCAATTCGCATTGTCCCTCTTACTCCTCTATTGTTTCGTAGCCCTCAAGCTCATCATTCCATTTAACTCTATTCCAGTCGTAAGCAATAACTTTGATTTGAGATTTTGTAATTTGATTACCTTTTTCGTCTAATTTGCCCTCAAGCTCTTTAGGTGTAAATCTATTTTCGTTTAATCGTCCTTTAATCGTAATGTAATCGCCCTCTTTTACATTTTCTCCGACTTCTTCTGCTAGATTTCTATTAGAATTATTGAAAAAATCTACAAAAAAATTGCTCCATTTATCTTCGTTCTTTTTTACTCCTAGTCCGATTGTGCAAACAGCTCCGCCAGTTTCAAAGTATTTCATCTCTTTAAATTTGCTCACTCTGCCTGTTAAAATTACTGAATTTGTTTTTACTCTTGACATAAAAATCTCCTTTAATTGTAATAATTCTCGTATTTATTTTTCATAGCCTCGTTTATTTCGCCTTGTTGCATAAATTTGATAATACTTTGTATTCCTGATATTTCCGCTCCAAAGGCTTTTAAAACTAGCTCAAGCCCCTTATATTCTTGCTCGTATTCGTTCATATTAGAAAAGGTTGTTATTGCCTCATCTGAATATATAGGATCTGCAAAAAGCATAGGGATTTTGTTTTCAAAGGCGGCTTTATTCTTATGTAAACCCGCCTTATAAACCATTACCGTTATTTTATTTAAACAACTTGCATATTTTTTGCGTGCCTCGTAATAAGCAAAAGCTAACTCTTTCATATCTTTAGCCGTGCTTAAAAGTTGCTCCGAAAAGTCCTCAACGGCTGGGACTTCTATTTGCTCCTCGTCCATTTTCTCCCCCGTCTTGTAGCCTATTCGTCAAAGTCTTTAAATGGATCGCTCGCCGGTTCTGTTTTTACCGTGCTTACTTCCGCCTCGATAACGTCCTCTTGATTATCTACATATTGAGGTTGTCCGTTTTCGTCAATCATAGCCATATCGTTAGACATAGCGGTTTGAAATTCAACCGACATAATACCCCATTTACTGATTAGCTGGCGTAACATTGTTTTAAATGCCATACCGTCAAAATCTTTAGACCAATAACTATATGAATAACCTTTTTTAAGGTCATATCTATAAGCCTGTGAGTATTTCTCGGCGTGTGCCTCCATTTTAGCCTTGCTCCAATACATTGACTTTTTAAAGCCGTTTAAGAGTTCAAAATAAGCATAATAGCCGACTACTGGGAGATTTTCTCTTTCGTCGTCGTCCTCGATAAATTCTATTTTTGGTTTTCCTGTAAATTTATCTTTGCCTAGATATTCGCCGTCCCTGATTTCTATAACATCAAGATCCTTGTAATTTCCTGATCTCATAGCTAATTGAATATAGCCTTTATATCCTAGCTGGAAAGTTGCAACAACTCTTTTTAAATTTCCGCTCTTGTCGTTGTCTTTAAAAGGTACTATGTAATAGTGCCCTAACTGCGGGCTTGGGGATAGTTTTAAACTTTCGCCCAAAAGTGCACTTGCTAAAATTGTACTGTGTTCACATTCTGCAATAGCTGGGTTATTTGATACAAGGGAAACAATAGAAGTTATGAACTTTGCCCCGTCTTTTCCCGCTATCATTTGATTTATTTTATTTTTTACGGCGTCCGAAGTCATAAAAGTTGAAAAAGTTGATTTCTTCGCTGGTGCTTGTGTTAAGCTATTTGAGATTGACATTGTGCAATTCCTCCATATTCGATATTATTTGCTTTTAAGTATTCGCCTAATGCTATTAGTTGAGCTTTTGTCCCTCTTACAAAAAATTCTTTATAATAAATTTTCTCTGTAATTGGAGTTACATTTTGCTCAATTTCCGGCGTTTGCTCGTCGATTAAGACGGGTTTAACTTCCTCTTGGTGTATTTGTTCATCTTGGATAGTTTCACGCTTGTTAATCGCCGTTTTAAGATTTTCGAGGCGTGTTTTTTCTGCCATAGCTAGACCAAAATCTAAAGTTGTTAGATATTTGTCTTTTACTTGCAATGCTAAATCAGGATCAAGTTTTAGATCGTCTATTATGTTTAGATTTCCTTTTACTTTTCCGATTGTTTCGACAATTTCTTTTTCAATATTTGTCATTTTATAAGTAGAGTTTAGCCATTTTGTATTAAAAATCTTATCAAGTGGCAAGATTTCTACTAAATCGCCAATAGCTGAATTATAAAAGTCTGTAATATCTACTCTTTTTGCCTCCATTCTTTGATTATCAAAGTTTTTGATTTGAGTATCTATTGCCAAAATCGGCTTATCAATTAAACTTGTAAGCTCTTTAACCTTTACCTCAAAGTCGTTATAAGGTTTCATACATAACGCTTTTATTTCTTTTCGGCGTGTTTCGATTGCCTCTTTGAATTTGTTTAAGCCCGCTCTATCTTCTTTGGCGTTCTTAACTGTTTCCTCTGTGTATGTGAGGTTGTTGTATTTTTCAAGCCTTGTGCTTAATTCTGTTTTGAGTTCGTCAAAATTAAACTCAATCGCTTGAATAAATCCGTTTTCGCTTTCGGGATTTATTAGTTTAAATTCCATTGTTTTGTCTCCTTTCGATTTCTTGTAATTCTGATTTGATAGCGTTTATAAGAGCGGTTCTAAATTCCGCCCAAAATAAAGCAATTAGCCATACACCAAAAAATATAATTGGTGTAATAAATAACCATTTAAAAAATTTTTTCATTGTTTCTCCTTATATACTTGGTAATATTAACGGGGGCTCTTTGTCTTTTTCGACATAATGCCAAAATTCGCACTCTTTTTCGAGCAAATAGTTTATATCGCTTGTGTGCTTTTCCCGTAAGATGTGATAATGTTTTGTTGTAAGCTGGGTTTCGTCCCCTACTGTATGTTTGATTTGTGCTTTTAATTTACAAAATTGATAATCGCTATCAATAATGAAATAATGTAAAACCTGACAAAAGTAATTCATAGGGATTTTTTTGTCCCATTTTTTCCAGTCTTGAGCCCGTCTTATTTCGGTTGTTTTACATTCAAAAATACCTTTTAAAGCTGTTTTGACTTCTAATAATTCGCCGTCTAAACTTGCTCGGATAAAATTAAAATCTTTATGTATATGTAAATCATAAGGGCTATGGGTTACTTCATATTGTGGATAATCGAGCTTAAAAAGTTCTCTTAAATATTCCTCCGCTTTCTTGCCATATATTACGCAAGGTTTTCGGCTTATATCTTCGCTTTTTGCTCGTCCTGTTTTTTCTCGCCATAGCTCAACATTGTTTTTATAAGGGTTTAACCCTAAAAGACTGGCTACATCTGATCCGCCTATACCTTTGGATCTTCCTGTGTGCCAGTCTTTTTCGTTGTTAATTCTTTCTATTATATGCCCCATAATATAGCCTCGTCCATTTCTGCCTGTATTTCGGGGTAGTCGTTGTGTTCTTCCCAATAATCGCAATCGCATTCTTGGCAATTTTCGCAATTATAAACGGGCTCTCTTGCGACGTCCCCGTCCTGTGGTTCTAAATGGACTGCTACGACTTTTGGCTCACAAGGGGCTGTGTGTTGTTCAGCCTGTTTAAATAGCCAGCTATCGTAATCGGTCATTATGCCACCGCCCTATATTGTAAAAGTTTGTTGTAGTAAAAATCTAAATCCGCTGGAGTCTTAATAATCTCTTTTAGTGTGATGTCTGCTCTTTGGAAAGCTGGGATCTCGATTTGTCCTGTTGTAGCGTCTTGATCCTCGTAAAATTTGATTACCGCTCCTCTGATTTCAAAATATTTGCGTCTGTTTTCTTGTCTTAATTTAATTAGTTTTTGTGCTTTCTTATTATTGATGAATTTTTTAATATTATTAAACATTTTTTACCGCCTTTCTTTTTATAAAGCCCCGCCCCATTCCTGAAACGGGGCAATATATGATTAAAAATTTTGTGTATTCGTCTTTACTGCTCCGCTTATAGCTTTCAGCCCGCTTAAAGCGTCTTACTCTGCGTCGGTAGTCTTACGTTATTCAGTTGTCAAAGTGCTGATTTTTCGCATTACAAAATAACGCTATTTAAGGGTTCGCCCCTTGCGTTTATTTTTTTTGTGTGTTAAAAATTAAAATGAAGTATTAAAAAAGTTATGCGGCTAAAGCCATAATTTCTTCTTTAATTTCTTCCCAATGATCCATAACATAGGTTAGCGATCTTTCGATAAGGATATTACGGCTTTTTATTTCCGGAGTTTCCTTAACGAACGTAGCACACCTATCAAGCAAATCAATAGGAACATTCATAGTTGTATTAGGTTTCCAAATCTTCTCCATAATTTCGCCTTTTCAATTTGTTTGTTCGTTCGTTGATTGTATTATTGCACAATGTCAAACAAATGTCAAGCATTTTTTTAAATTTGTGTCAAACAAATGTCAGAGGACGGGTAAAACTATGAATACGACTGAATTACAAGAAACTCTACAAAAGTTAAATTATGGTAAACTTACTAATCGTGAGTTAGCTTTTATATGGGGAATTGATGAAACTAGCGTTAGTCGTAAGAAAAGATTAGGGACACAATTAACTACTAAAGAGATTGAGGCTGTCGAAAAAAAGATTGGCAAAAGTTTGACATCAAATAATAATGAAGATGAGTTTATGGATATTCCCGTGCGTGGGGACGTTTACGCCTCTATGGGTTCAGGGATAACAGTTTATAACGAGGATCAGACAGGCGTTTATAAAATAAGCCGTGAGCTTGCCCGTGATATTGGCGTAAGTTTAAGCAATACTCAAATGATTTTTGCCAGCGGGGACAGTATGACGCCAACTATTGAGGGTGGGGACAGTCTTTTAATAGATTTGAGCAAAAAAGAAGTTTACGACGGGCGTATTTATTGCGTAAGGATTGAGGGGCAATTATACGCTAAAAGACTACAAAAGATCCCGCCATATCAAATTAAGGTTATTTCCGATAATAAGGAAAAATACGATCCTTTTTATGTTGATTTCTCAAAAAATATAGATTATGATTTTGAAGTAATCGGAGAGATCCGCTGGTGGGGGCGTGTTGCTAGATGAGGGAAGTTTTTTTATTTATATGTGGTTTTCTCGTTGTTTTTAGCCTTTTAATGTGGTTTACTGATAATTCGGTAAGCTGTGATAAAATTCCAGCGGGAGAGCGTTATAAATATGCTCGTGTGTCGGTCAATTCTGATAAATGCGTTATGATGTCGGAGAGTGAAATAAAAGACAGTTTGCTAGAGGCTCAAAGAGAAAAAATCGAGGATCTACAAGAAAAACTTTTATATACGGAGGCTGAAAGAGATTGGGCAATCCTTGAAATGGAAGAAAACAGCCCCGACTAGAGCTGTTTAAGTTTGTCATATTCCTTTTTGCTTATTTCAACAAGCGTTTTATCTGTTATACCATATTCTATTGCGTCGCATAAAAAGTCGTGTTCTGCTAATAAATCGCTTAATTCGTATTCATCTATATTGTTTGTAAGTGCAATTTCTTTTATAATATTTTTTTCCAGTTCTCTATGTTTTCTGATAATAGTTATTATTTGTTTTATCATCTTGCAAGTTTTGGAGTTTATTTTTAATAAAATTGGGTTTTTGTATTCGTCTGCTGTGTCTTTATTCAGGTTATAGTATTTCATTAAATAATCCTCCTAAATTTGCCTAGATTTATGAGGCGTCTTAAATTCTTTGTCCCGCCGTTCTTTTGGAATATTTCCCATTCTCGATCTGTCATTGATATAGTATGGCTTTTAGATAAGTTTTTTTCTTCTTTCGATTTTGTGTGAATATCTTTAGGGCGTCCCGCTCCCTCTCTTTTCCCGCCGTGCGTGTTTTTATTTTCCATTGTTCGCCCTTTCTTTTAAAATTTCGTTTATTAGTTTTTTAAGTCCTTTTAGTTCCTTTGTGGTTAAATTATCAAGGATCATTCTGTCTTGTAGTTTACTTATTTCTAGTATGTGTGTTTTTATGATTTTGTTTATTTCCCCGTATTCTTTCCCGAAAATAATGTTATTGCCGTCCCGCTTTGCTAAAAGCTTTGTTGATAGCGTTAAGGGTGCTAGGTTGTCTATATATTGCTCTTGCATTGTTTCGCCTCCGCATTGATTTTGTTATAAAGTTTTTGTTTCTTTTGTTTGTTGTATTCATACCATTTTTTTAAATAGTACATTTCTCCGTTTATTCTTGCTATTGTTCTGTTTTTCTCTGCGATAACTTCGAGCAATTCAGCTTTTGTCATATTTTGATATTTTTTCATTACGCAACCTCCTTTAAAAGGTTTTCAAAGGCTGTAAAATCTTTGCTTTCTCTAAATTCAATTTTTGTTTTGTTGTCGTGTTTTGTTATTAAGCAATCACGATAAATAAAGCCTTTTTCAGTTGTCAAAATGTTTTTACATTTTTCTATCGTTTCTGTGCTTTCAATTATATCATTAAATTTTGCAATATGATTTATAATGATGTCTAAACAATTCAAGTAATTGTCATTGATTAAAATTACTTGCTCCGCCTCATTGCTAATATGATCTATTGCTGGCTTTTTAGTTGTTGTTAATAGTGCCATTGAGTTTACATTTAAGCAAGTGTAATTACTTTTAAAATATTTCTCCGCTCCTTTTGCCATTTCTGCTGGAAATTCTTTTTTAATATCTTCTGCCGATTTAATCCAGCCTAAAAGCCTTGATACTTCAACATTTAGAGCTTTCATAAATTCAATGTCAAATTTAACGTGCATATTGCCGTTTTTATAGGCTCTATATTCCATAAAAACTTTGTCGCTTTTGTCGTACAATACGGTGCATTTTTCCCCGAAATTTTTAGGAATATCGCACAAGCCAATTTTAAAGCCTAAATTATTTGCTATTGTAAAAATGTCTTGTAAAGTTTGTTTTGCTCCGTTGTTGTAACTGTCGTCAAGTTTTCCGCTATACCAATGAGCACGGAAAGGGCTTGACATTATGATCCTATAATCAAGTGTGTAGTGGCTCACTTGTTCAGGGTTTTTAAAATTGTTGTGCCTCCATTCGCAACGCTCAAAAACTTTTTGATTGCTTTTGTATGGTCTAACATTGTCAGGACTTGAAAGCTCTTTGTAAAAATCGATCAATTGGTCGTTATAATATTCGTTTGCGTTTTTCAATACCCATAAAATAACTGGATAAAGATTTTCAAGCGTAAAATCAATTGTGTGCATTGTTGTAAACTTGTTAAATAAATTTTGACGGGTTTTTGATGTTAGGCGGTCGGTGATTTCTTCCAGCTCATCAAGTGCAAGTTTCCAGTATTTCGCTTTTGCTCCGCTTGCTTTCTTTTTTAATGCCTCTTTTACTGCCTTTTTGCTTATTCCGATTGTTTCTAAAATATCAACATCAAGCCCCGCAATAGCTTTAAAGTGATTAAAAAGTGTTGCGATCTCGTCATTATAAAGATCTACAAGTGTTTTTGCTTTGCTTTGCTCTGCGTTTACAAGTTTATTTTTTATAATTTGCTCTTGTTCTCTTGCTTGCTCCCATTCGTTTACGTCTTTTTTATCTCTCATTTTGAAAGTATCATCAAACCATTGATCAAAAGCTGTTTTGTTGTATTCGTCTAAATCTCTGTATCTGTCAATGTCTTTTCTTGTTATTCTGATAATTTCGACTTTTGCTCTTGCTTGGCGTTCTGCGTGTAGAAAATCAGCAGATCCCAAAGTTAAGGCAATTGAGCCAGTTTTTTTAAGTGCGTTTTGTATTGCCTCGCTATTTTTCCAGCGTTCCGGAATAACTAAAAAGATCCTTTTAGTGTTTGCCTCGTAAATTAGTCGCTCCGTCCATCGTTCAAACTCGCTGTAAGGAGGATTGCAAAAAATGTTATCTACTGGCTTATCTAGTAGCATTGTAGCGTTGAAGTCAGTCCCTA